ATTACAGGCAATCTAAACCGTATAGATAAACAAAATATAACGCTAAAAACACCTACAGCTAATATAGCAATACGTGGGACTGACTTTACGGCTACAGTGGATGAACTTGGACGTAGTCTTATTATTTTGTTACCAGATGCTCTAGGGCTCTCTAGTGGCGAAATAGAGGTAGTTACAGCTATGGGAACCGTTATACTAAACAAACCCTACGAAGCTACTACAGTAAGCGTATTTGAGTCTGCTCCTACAAAACCTGTAATTTTAGATCTAACGCTTGATGTTATAGATAATATGCTCATAGTTACACCACCTAAAGAAGAGGTGTTAGTAGAAGAAGAAACTACAAGTACACAAGCAGATAGTGTGCTTGATTTTAACGATCTTGATATTGATTATCTTGCAGAAGATTATTTAAAAGAAGATAGTTTGGAGTTTACAGAACTTGACATAAATTATCTTGATGTAAATTACTTAGAGGATTTATTAAATGTACTAGATGCCCTAGCTGTTGCAGAAGAAGAAGATGTTTTAGCACAAGCTACTAGCACACAAATAGCAGGCACTTTACTTGGTAAAGACCCAGATACGCAAATTACAACCTTAATAACAGGTAATGTTGTAAGTTTAAGAAGAAATGTAAGCGAAAGCGTTAGAGTAGATCTAAATGGTAGTAATGCTTACACAGTCATTTTGATACAAGATGGTGTATCTAATATAATAAAAATAAATGGCGGAAGTGATAGTGTTATTACTATCACTCAGAGTGATTAAATGAAGAGACTATTATTACCGTTACTTATAATACTATCCTTGCCTGTGCTATTTCAAAGCACCCCTACAGAGATAATAAAACTAAAAGTGTATGACACTTTTATAAAAACACCTGAGCCATCAGGTAATTTTGCGATATTAAATATAACAGAGGAGGATGTTGAAAAAGAAGGTGGTTATCCTTTACCAAGACAAAGACTTGCAGAGATACAAATAAATTTACTAAACAAAGGTGCTGTAGGAGTTGGTTGGGTTATATCTTTTCCACAAGCTGATCGTATGGGTGGAGATGAAATATTTGCTGAAGCTTTGCAATATGCTCCATCAGTCATAGGTATGTTTGAAGATGGTAAAGGAAATTATCCTACATCACCCGGAACAGTTGTACTTGGTAATAATAATGGTGGTATAATTTCTACAGGAGTAAAGTCAAATCTACCTCTTTTATCCAATCATGTTCTACAAGGTTTGGCTATTGCTCCTACTGACATAGATCAGTTAGTTCGTAGAATACCTCTTTTAGTAAAAACACCTAATAAAGAATGGATACCTAGTTTTGGTACACAAATATATAAAGCTTTATTTGGCGTAAAAACTTACATTATAAAAACTAATGATAATGGTATAGAAGAAATATCAATCAGAGGAATACCACCAGTCAAAACAGATAGTTTTGGGCGTAAATGGATTAGTTGGGTTGATACACCACAAACTACACTATCAGAAATGAATGTTGCAGGTAAGTTTGTTTTTGTAGGCGTAACTGCTAATGGCGTAATGCCACAGATAGCTACACCAGTTGGATTATTAGAACCACATAAAATACAAACTGCATTAGCTGAATCAATATTAATACAGAACAGTCCTTACATACCTGATTACGCTCTAGCTGTAGAATTATTAAGTCTTTTTGTTTTTGTTAGTTTAATATGGTTTGCCTTGCATGTATTAGGAATTACTTGGGGTATAGCTGTTGGTACGACACTAATGATAATTACAGCTAGTGTAGGATATATATTTATACAAAAAGGATTATTAATAGATGTTTCTTGGACATTAATATCAGAGTTTATAACAGGATCAATAGCTTTTTATTTAAGATTTAGACAACAATACAAACTAAGACAACAGGTAAAAAAACAGTTTGAACATTATCTTGATCCACGCCAAGTTAAAAAATTACAAGATGATCCAAGTTCTTTAGTGCTTGGTGGAGAGCGTAGGTATTGCACGTTTCTATTCAGTGATGTGAGAGGTTTTACTGCTATGTCAGAAAAACTAGAGCCAGAAGAAGTAACTAAAATTATGAACAAAGCTTTAACCATACAAGCTGATGCAGTAAAAAAACATGGTGGTATGGTAGATAAATACATTGGCGATGCAATGATGGCCATATTTAATGCACCAATAGATTTACCAAATCATCAAACTGTAGCAGTGCTATGTGCTGAAGAAATACAAAACAACATTAAAAAAGCTAATCTTGGTATTGAAATAGGATTAGGTGTTAATACTGGATACGCTGTTGTGGGTAACATGGGTAGCAATACTAGATTTGATTACTCAGCTATTGGAGATGCTGTTAATCTTGCAGCAAGGCTTGAGAGCTCAACTAAGGATGTTGGAGAAGATATTGTTATAGGTTATGATACTATCAGTGCAAGTAGCTTTAGCGATCAAATTATGCTAAAAGAACTTGATAGTATTTTTGTTAAAGGCAAAGAAAAGCCAATTAAAATATATACATTACAAAATGGTTAATAAAAAAATGACAGTCAATGATGTTGCAGAAAGACTTACCAAGTTAGAAACCATATCACATGAACGTTGGAAAACTGCTTTTAATGAGTTTTCTGATATAAAAGAAGAAATAACCTATATTAATTCAACTATGAAAGCAGCAACCTTCGGTGTGTTTGGCTTCCTTGGTGCCATTGGTATAGCAGTATTAACGAGTATATTAGTATGAAAGGATTATTAAAAAATATCGTTGGAGCTGTAGCTCCTACATTAGGATCAGCTATGGGAGGACCACTAGGTAACATGGCTATGGGTAAAATAGCACAAGTGCTTGGAGTATCTAACGACCAAAAATCTATACAACAAGCTATGCAAAATGCTACGCCAGAGCAAATGTTAGAACTTAAAAAAGCAGAACAAGAGTTTGAAGTACAGATGAAAGAGCTTGATGTAGATGTATTTAAACTAGAAACACAAGATAAACAACACGCTAGAGGTATGTTCAGCAAAGATTGGACTGCAAGAATTATTGGTTTATTTACTATAGGTGGCTTTCTTGGATATATATTTCTAGTAACACTACAACCACCAGAACAAAACTCAGAAGCATTAATTAATTTAGTGCTAGGTTATTTAGGAGGATTGGCAAGTGCAATTATTTCGTTCTATTTTGGAGCATCTCACTCCCCAGAAAAAGGAGATTAACATGCAAATATCACAAGAGGGTTTGTCTTTAATAAAAAAATTTGAAGGATGTAAACTTGAATCCTATAAATGTGCTGCTGGAGTTTGGACAATAGGCTATGGGTCTACACACGGTATAACCGAGGGTATGTCAATATCTCAAGAAAGAGCAGATATGTTGTTACTCGAAGATGTAGAAAAATTTGAGCAGGCAGTAAATGATTTAGTAGAAGTGTCACTAGAACAAAACCAATTTGACGCTTTGGTTTCTTGGACTTTTAATTTAGGGCCAACAAATCTTAAAAATTCAACTTTGTTAAAAGTATTAAATAGCAGTCATATAGATTGGAATAATGTACCTGAACAAATAAAACGTTGGAACAAAGCTGGAGGTAAAGTTCTTGAGGGTCTTGTGCGAAGAAGAGAAGCAGAAGCCTTATTATTTGAAGGCAAAGAATGGCATGAGGTATAGCTATGCCATTAACTAAATTACAATTTAATCCTGGTATTAATAAAGAAATGACTGACCTTATGAGTAAGGGTGGCTGGACAGATGGTAATTTAGTTAGGTTTAGAAAAGGACTACCAGAAAAAATAGGTGGTTGGGAAAAAGAAACCAGTTCATCTTACTTAGGCACAGGCAGAGCACTATTAAGTTGGGTTTCTTTAGATGCAACTAAATATTTAGGACTTGGAACTACTCTTAAATATTACATAAAGGAGGGTTCTAGCTTTGATGATGTCACTCCAATAAGATCAACAACAAGTGCAGGAGATGTAACATTTTCTGCAAGCAATGGCGATGCAACAATAACAGTTGCAGATACAAGTCATGGTGCTGTGCAAAATGATTTTGTTACATTTAGTGGTGCATCTAGTTTGGGTGGAAACATTACCGCTACTGTTCTTAATCAAGAATATCAAATAGCAACCGTAATAAATTCAAATAGCTATACAATCGAAGCAAAAGATACATCTGGCACTACAGTAACTGCTAATTCCTCAGATAGTGGTAATGGTGGTTCTTCTGTTGTAGGAACTTATCAAATAAATGTAGGGCTAGATGTTTTCGTAGCATCGACAGGTTGGGGTGCTGGAACATGGGGTGCTGGCACATGGGGATCAGGAACTGCATTGACAGAGGCTGGACAATTAAGATTATGGTCACATGATGCTTTTGGCGAAGATTTAATTATAAATCCAAGAGCAGGTAGTATTTATTATTGGGATGAAACTAACGGAACAAGCACTAGAGCAGTAGAGTTAAGTAGTTTAAGTGGTGCAAATCTTGTACCAACTAAAGGATTACAAGTCATAGTAAGTGATATTGATAGACACGTTATAGTTTTAGGTGCTGATCCGATCAGTGGTAGCTCAAGAACGGGCGTTATAGATCCCATGCTTATAGCGTTTTCAGATCAAGAAAGTGCAACTAATTGGGAACCCACTTCTACCAACACAGCAGGCTCACTAAGACTATCATCAGGATCACAAATAGTAGGTGGTCTAAGATCAAGACAAGAAATACTTATTTGGACTGATACCTCTTTGTATAGTATGCAGTTTGTAGGTGCACCTTTT